GGAAATGCGCTTGCAGGGCATTTGCATCCGCAGGTGAAAGATCCGTAAAATCCATTTCCCAAACCAGCTTCGATGCCGGCCGATCAGCTTGCAAGATCATGGTGCCATCCGCCAGAAGATTAGTAATGGCTCTGGTCACACTCATCTTCTTAATTGGATATTGCGTCAGCGCCCCTGTGCTGAGCTGGGGAAAAAATAGATCAGCCATTGGTTTCGATGACCCAACAATAGGTGGAGGCGTTGTCAACATCGACATAACTAGTGAGAAACGTCGAAGCGGCTAAGCGACAGTTGTTAACCAGAGCCCCGGTAAAAGGGTCGGGAAAAACAAACGGCGAATATGTCCCTTGTTGTCCAGCAAAAAACACTTCGATTTGCTGCACTTCGGTGTCGTTCAACTGCGTAAGGTTGATCCGCCACAAGCGCAGCATTTTAGGTTGCAGAAGATAGCGCTGATCAGTGCCATCGAGGTATTCGATCACTTGAACGCCTTGCGTGTAACTAACGGCTGCTGGATACTGCGTCACAGCGGCTGATGTGATTGTTGGAAATGTATTCATTTATAACTCCGCGATAACATCGCCGAGGGTGTTCGAGGTAAGGAGAGCTGTTTTGACTGCTTGCGCGATACTGGCGCTATCCGTTGTTGTTGCAGGAACAGAGGTACTGCCGGTACTCTCCCTTCCTAAGCTGCTGCTCGTATAGATAGTTGAGGCGAGTCCTGGCTTCGCAGCTTGTTCGATGGAATCGCCAGCGTAGACACTCGTCCTGTTTGACGTCGAATAGACAGTCTGCTGAATCGAATCGGGAAGTGAAAACAAAGCGAGTGGCGGAGGGGAGGGTTTGGAGGAGCCGCCAAAGAAGTTTCCAATGTCCGCGAACAGACCGCCGAGTCCGAAAATGCTGCTGAGGCCGCCCGTTAGTGCACTGGCGATACCCCCAGAGGCACTTTGCGACAATAAGCCTTGCCAGACGCTCCCGCCGGATGACGAGTTAGTTGTTGTGTTGCTTGAAGGTCTTCCGAACTGGATGCTTTTAAGTTTTGCAGTGGAAAGAGCTGAACCTGACTTTAAACCTAATGCAGCTGTTGTTACGGGCGTCGACGTTGATTTGGCGGTGCCCACATTCGCCGCGGCCAGCGGATAGAGGAGCTCCGAGACACGCAGCGGTGTGGATTTATTGTCGACTAGCCGGCCGATTAAAGTGGAAAGCGCATCTTTACTGTTGCTCACGTTGATTCTCCATTTGCCATGCCTGCTCCAAAATAAGAAGCGCTTCGACTGACTTCGCCTCCATGGCAAAATCAATACCGCCGCCCAGCGCTTTCCAGGCGAAGAAATTTTCCAGCCACGCCATACTCCGTGGAGTGACCAGCGACTTAGGGCAATTTGTCGTCACAATCCCGGCTCGTACCCACACAACTCTGTTACTTTCTTCTCTTGCGTGAGACCACGCGCACTTTCTAATGTTCACCAAGCCGCTTGAACAACACACATCGCAATCCCACGCGGCTGGCGAAGAATATTGAAAATGGAATGCGATTAGGAGTTTTTTCGTTCGTCTTCCGATAACTGTAGATCAGAGATTATGGCGTTGGCGATCTCTTCGGTTAGTTCATCTGGGCCCTTCTGTATCAAGAGCTCTGGTGTAGCTTGTGTGCCGTCGATCGTCAGGCCATCTATCTGGGCTAAGCCCCATTCCACGAAGAGACGCCGGCTTAGGAGATCGCCGAGAGCTGCCTGCAACTGATCGGCTGTGTCTCCTCCACGCAGAAAATCGTTTCGTAGCGTAAGCTCTCGAACCTGCCTTGTCAATTCAATCTTTTGTGCCAGAGATGTTCTGCGCGTGGCGAAGCGTACGCCCACGAATGTCACGCTTTCACGCCAGATGAGACTCGAGTAATCGTGGATGTCAGGCGAAAGCAACGTAGATTTCATCATCGTTAACACCTTGTGCTAGGTTGTTCTTAAACTGCCACTGCAGTCTCGTAGTGCTGTCGTCATATGCCGGAATTTCCGGGGTAACGGCAGACAGATAAATACCCATTAGCTGGCCTTGCTGCTGACCGAGTTGAAGCATTGCGCTGATTAGTATTCTGTTTTTGGCTGCCGCATAAAGAGCGGTGGTTTGTGCGTCGTCCTGTGCCAGGACAGTGAACGTCGAGCTTACCTGCCGTGGACCTGGCGTCATCGCTAGCGGGTATGAACTGCCAAACTCCAAGCTGCGCAGATCGATATTGTTTTTGAGTGCTATCGTTGCTTCTGTAAGTGTCAGAAATTGAGACGGACCAGGCCCAAGCCATACCTCACCAAGATTTCCTGGCACAATCGAGTAATCGAAATTGCTGAGTGCTGGTTCCGACGGAAAAGTACTCAGCCCCGACGTTCCGGACTCGAAGCTACTGGAATCGAGTAAATTCCCCGCTGGGCCACTAAATTGCATTTCATGGAAATCCCCGTTCACGGATACGCCAAACAGATCCACGGCTGCTCCCGTCACGATTCGGCTAACTGCCGTGATAGGATCCCAATAATCGTAAAGCGTCACACTCGGTAATGCGGTGGCCAGCTTATAAGTCACGGTGGGCGCCAGTGGCGAATTGGATGCCAGCGTATGAGAAAACGGCGCGTTTAGTGTCAATGAAGTTGCCGTTGCTATGGACGTCACAAATCGAATCTCGCTCTGATAGGAAATGGCCGTTCCGACGGAGAGCCCATGCGGCGCTGTCGTTTCTAAGGTGACTCCGCTTTGCGCGGAAGCCACGACGAGGCCGGCCGTAACCTGAGCAGGCGCCCCCATGGCGGCCTGTATCAAAGCTCCATAGCCTGGCTGCCCCGAGCCACTCCACGAGGTTAAGTATGTTTGCGTCTCAAAGAGTGATTTCCGTCGTACACCAACGGAGGTGCCAAGAAAAGTACGGGAACCGGTCTTGTCCCGACGGTGACCACGCTCTACTGTTTGTTGGCCGTGTAAGCGGACGGCCGGGTAGCGATTCGATGCGCTAATCGGAGCCGCTTGGCCATAAGACGTTTCAATGGCCGTGTAAAAACGATTTTGATTAGAAGATATGTACGTCATGAAAATACCTGTTAGGATTGACTTATATTTAGTATGCAGGTCACCTTAGCCGATTGCGAAAACCCAAGCCCACCGGCCTTCGGCGCTTGAAATTGAACATCATAGGCGCCTGAAAAATAGAAACCATCGTTAAGATTTCCAACATTCTGCCGATAAATTTCCGTCACAGCCTCGACATAAAAATGGATCCACTGGTCAGTGTCGCTGAGCAGGTTTCCGCTTGCCCAGATTTCTGTAACTACGGAAACGGTTCCTGATAACGACCTGAATTTCTCAATATGAGTGTTTTTGAGAGCGTTACTGTAGAGGCACACTCTCGGGTAAGTGAGTTGAATGTTCTTGTCGCCCAGGTCCGGGCTGGCCGAACTCAAGATGACCTGATCGGGCGTTAGTGGAGGTACCGCTATATTGGCCAGGGAGGCAATGCTGTTGACGTGCTGGTTAAGAGCGCCATTGCTGGTGAGCAAATCGGCCATCTTCTGACTGGCTAAAATGGTGGTCGGAAGCGCCATAGTCAGCCTCGCTGAATACGCCTTGTGAGCGCGATGTAGAAATTTGGTTGTTGCCCGGCCGATGGTGACGCGCCGGAGACGATGCCCGCACTTGGCAGTGTCCACGCCGAATTTAGCGGAATGGGTGTCGCATTCTGCAGAGCCAAATTAGCGTTGGTCGAGCTTGCATAAACATTCCAGGCAACTGCAGCCGGAGGTGATTGAAGGGAGCCCGCTGTAGGTGTGATCGTGACACTGGATAAGTCCGGAAGTAGTTGCCCATTCACCGAACTAGGGGCGCTTTCATTGCCACCTTTGTCTACCCAAGTGGTTTGTATAAATACTGGCTGCCCCGGTATACTGCCTGTACCGATAATTAAGTTGGCCATTGCTGGTTTGGGAAGCGGATTGTAAACGATTCCGATGCCTGACATGAAGACGATGTCCGATGCCTCCTGTGCCTGCTGTTGATACTCGGTCCACTTTCCCTGGAATCTTGTGTTGAGTTGCACGTTGTATGCTTCAGCGAAAAATCGCGACAAAGAATCAAAACAAATCCATCTATAGAGCGCTGGCGTAACTACAACGGTTGTCAGTCCGAGATTGCGTCGTTGCAAAAATTGTGGGTCTGACGCCCCGGAATTTAGCAGCCACAACATCAATCTGTCGTTTATAGCGTTTAGCGCAAGCGTGATTTTGGTTTCGACGTCTATGCCGTGAGATGTAGAAACTTGCACGAGTGAACTCTCGAACTGCAGTAGGTCATCGAGTGTTATGACATCCGGGTCCGTGAACAGAGCCATGATTATTCCTGCTTCGTGACGCTCTCGGAATCATTAATCCGTTTTGAAGAGCCCATAACGCCTAACTCACGGTCCGAGATAATAGCGACCTGTACACGGCGCGCTAGCTCTGTTCGCTCTGCTTGCTTTCTGGCAGCAGCTTGTTGTTGCAGGTACTTCTCTTTCTCGGCTGGAGTTGCGAGCACGGCACGACCGTCGATGATCATTCTTGCTGCGACTGTGCGAGACACTTCGGCAAGCACCCCACCTTTGCCACCATCCGCGGTGTCGAGGCTGACTACGACCGGATACTCTTCCGTCAGGGTCTCCTCAAGCTCGCGAATTTTTCTAAAGTATTGTTTAACGTCCATATAATCCCCCAAAATAAAAGGAGCCGCACCAGAGCGGCTCCTAAATGCATTGAACTGAATTGTCTGCTTACTTATGTGTTCACTTGCACCGCAAAGTTATTGCGAAGCACGCCGCAGCCGTACAGCACATCGACAGTGAACTGCTGCGCCAACGTATTCGGCTGATAGCTCATAATTACACGTAAACCGAAGTTGCCCATCTCGGCGTATTCCGCCACCGCCCCGGTACCGGGAAGCGGCTGAGGTAACCTGCGCACCACTAAACCGACTGCGTCACGCGTAAATGCCAAGCTGTGATTGTTTGGTGTCGCTCCGCCGGTCACTGGAACAAACTGTGAACGAAAAATGAAGAAATCCTTTATTTTCCCGACGTTTCCTTCCACCAATGCTTTCAGGCCAGCTTCGCCCGCGGAGTAATATTCGCTGAAACGGGGAATCTGACGAATTTGTGAGTAAGTAGTCGAATCGACAACCAGATACTTCGGCATACTGGCCGGCACCATAGCCGAAAAGAGGGCTGTTTCCGCAGAATCGATGGTCGATTCTGTAATCGGAGTGCCTGCCGCTCCGACCGGTGCATTCGCCGTAAATTGCCCATATAGGTTGAGCAGATCATGCTCTATCCGCTGAGCAATGGCGATTACCGCCGGCTGCATATAAGCCTTGAGCAGCTCCGGGAATGCCAGCGCTTTCGTCACGTCTGGAATTTGGAACGTCGCTTCCGCATGCGTGTTCAGCACAATCTGAGCGTTACCCAAGCTAGGATTTTGCGGCGAAACCGTTCCGCCCTCCGCGATATTGTTAGCAACAAGAACTGGAGGAATCGGCACATTAACCGTGTCGCCGGCGTGTGCCAGTACGGGTTCATAATCCCGGTTCACCAGATTACCCATTATCAAGTTGCCCGTCAAAGCTGGCAATGCGTCCGCAGCTACCAGCTTGACAATCGCATTTGCCAGATTGGCAGATGTAATAATTGACATAAGTCTCCTAAGTAAGATTTGCGGCATACTCGCCGCTGTTTATTTGCGTGCGTGAACTGCTAATTACAGGGTTTGCTTTTTACGCGCCCCGCAATGCCTGCGATGCCAGGCGGGAAATCTATTCGCGCACTCGATCGAGATCCTCTTTCCTCATCCCTGGCCTGATCGCATCTAAATCAAGGGGGGCCCGCGCTGGCGTCGTGCTTTTTGTCGCTGCATTTGCACCGCTGCCGCCGGCGATTCGTGCCGGAAGGAGTTCAGGATTATCTTGCACAAATCCGGCAAGGTACTCCTGAAGAGTTTTCCCCTCGTGGCTTTTCGGCTGCAGACGCCCGTCATCTGCACGTACGATATCGTCCTTCACGGCCTTAAAGGCCAAGTCCACCTTCGCTACACCTAAACGCTGTAACTCGCTTCTGATCTGGGCGCTGCGATCAGCCTCCTCCGCCAGCGCTTTTGCTTTCCGGTTCTCTTCAACCAACTGGTTCAAGCGGTGTTCCAAACTCTCCCGGCGTTTGCGTTCTTCGTGAAGCTCGGCTTTGTAAGCAGGCTCAGCTCTCTTCTGCTGCGATCGTACGAACTCTTCAATGGCTTGTCGAACTACGTCGCGAACTGGATCGCCGCCCACTGCGTCTTGTTCTTGGCTGGCGGGCTGACCGTTTGTTTCGTTTTGTTCTTTTAACATGTTTCGTCTCCTCAATTCAGGTATTGCGCGTCAATCTCACGCGCGATTTGGTCTTTGGTCGCCTGTGGCGCATCATTGAGATACTTCAACGCGAGCCTTTGGCATATCTCTCGCTTCAGAGTTGGTGACGCGATACCAAGGCTCAACAGGCTCGCCGCATTGTTTAACTCCGTCGTGAAGTCGCTGATATCTACTTCATCCAAGCCGGTCACAGTGACAAGCACTTTGTCGTGACGTGCTTCAATAATTGAGCCGAGAACCTGTCTTATGCAGCTTTTAACAGCCGTACCGTAGGCTCGCAGCACTTCTTGTGTAATGGTGAAATCCATTTGTTTGCTGGCGGCCGATTGCGCACGGCCACCGGTCATCTCCCCAGAGGCCTGGGACAGATAGCAGACCCTATAGATCTCCTCTTTTAAGGTCTCTAGGTTGGCTGCGGCAATCTGATAGACCTTACCATCTGGCTCAGTCCAGCCAAATCGGTCAGAAGGGCCAAGTTGGATGTAATAGCTGTCCCCAACGATCTGGTCCCATTCGCGATCGGAATAGATCACCGGCATTGCGAAAAGGCCCATCGTAATGGCAAACGCCAGGGAATTAGACTTGTTGAAGTGTTCTAGCTGAAGGTGTGCCGCTTTACTCATCAAGCGCAACCCGTCGCTAACCTCCAGCGTAAATACCGGTACTCGGTGTTGCAGAGTAAGTGCATGAGGCCCCTGGGTTACTAACTCGATCACTCCCGGTTCATTTGGTGTTTCTATCCGTCTATAAAACCTGTATTCTGTCTTGTCGTAGTACCGCCACCACGTTTCTTCGATGACAGAACCAGAATCAAGGCTGACTTGCTGCTTGTATTTCTGCCGGAATACCACCCATTCATAGTCGCCTCTTTCATCTGTGCACCAGTTGATCAGGTCTTCCGCTCCAAATCGAATTAAGTAGGCTCTGGAGATGCCCGTAGCATCTTCTTCTGCTCGATTCATGACCGGCTCCGAACTCCGTGGAAAA